CATGATCGCTTGAGTTGTACTATCAACCAAGTCGTCATGATCACCGTAAGGAAACGCAGCGCATTCTTCAATGACTTCTTCTGCAAATTTCTGCTCAGGTGCCCATATCATACCAGATTCAAACAAAGGTGCAACAGCATTCACACGAGCATGCTTGTCGTTTCCTTTGCTTGGTGTAAAGTTTACAACTGGTATGTCCATTCTTCTAAGCTCATAGGTCAAAGGTAAACCCGATGCTTTTGCCTCTACAATCACAGATTCTGGCTGCCAGTATTTATATTGCTCTAACGCTAGTCTTCGTAGTTCTGGAAACTCGTATCTACCTTTGATTGCATCTAATAATATTAAATTAGCTCCACTATCCTCATCAGGGTAAAATATACCCCATGTGGTGATAGCTGAATAGTCTGCTGTTTCTTTTTTTAAAAAAGCTGTATCGTAAGATTGTATGACGTGATGTAGTTGTGGTATATTTTCGTCTGTATACTTCATCCACCATTCTCGTTTTAGTATAGCACCTTCTTCAGATGTTGGTTGCTGCATCCACTGTGCATTCCATTTAGCAACGGGTAGTGTTGCTTTTACTTTCTCAAGTTCATCTAGCTTCCAATATTCAGGCCACACTGGTCCATGGTCCAAGAGCGCTGGAAATTCGACCACGTGCCATTGATCAGCTTTTACTTCACTTTGGTTCTTAACAAGCATTCCTGTTAAATCTTTTGTGCTCCATCTAGTCATAACTAACACAATCTTACCACCAGGTTGCAAACGTTGTCGTGGTCCTGATGTATACCACTCATACGCCGACTCTAGTGCTTTACCGGATAATGCATCTTGTTCCGAGTGCGGATCATCTATAATTAATAAATCTGCACCACGTCCTGTGATTGCACCACCTACACCAGCTGCAAAGTATTCACCACCTTGTGATGTTTCCCAACGTCCTGCTGCCTTTGAGTCTTCTTGTAAAGTTGTTTGAAAAATTTTTGCGTAGTCTTCTCTATCGATTAAGTTCTTTGCTTTACGACCGAATCGTATTGCGAGCTCTGCCGTGTGCGTTGCTTGAATGATCTTGAGCTTTGGATCACGGCCCACCATCCATGCTGGCAAAAGATAAGATGCAAAT